ACTATACCAAGTTTCGTCTATTGTAGCAGCCATAGTTCCTACAATATTATTTTCATATTCCACTACTATAACAAAACTATTTCGAATGTAAAATACTATATTTTCAAGAGCTTTTTTATTATTAGTGTTTCCAAAGTTAAATGGAGCTTCTATAAGCCATGTTTTCAATAATTCTCGTATTCTAACAGCATCATCTATACGAGCTAATCTAATCTTATATTTATCTTTTTCCATCTGGTCTTACATTGATTCTTAATGTACCAAATCGCCAATTACTACCTAATTCGTTACTTTCTATTTTAATAGAAGATTGTCTACCTCGTATTCTAGAATTATAAAAAGTTGTCGTATTTGATACAGTTATGGCTTCTCCTGTAGTTTGAGGACTATTAGGATAATCTCTAGTTGATAAAGTAATAGTAGCATTTCCTGTTTGATTTTTAAAATCAGGGATAACTTTATTAATAAAACTAAATTGTTCTCCATCAGCAATGTCACCATCGCCTGATTCTATATAAGCAGTCATTGCAGAACCATCAGCATCTACACCTTGTTCATGTCTATAAATTAAACTTCTCCCTGCTGTTAAACCATTTATTTGACTGTAAGTATTAGCTGTAGAATTTGCAAAATATTCTGTAGCTATTGGATTTAATTCTACTCCATTATCTATGTAACTACTTCTTGATAAATTACCAAAATACCAACTGTTTTCTTGATGATTATATATTACATATTTATCTAAATAATTTGAACTACTTGAAGCATAATACCATACAACTTCAGAAAAATCTGAAGTCTGACCAGCATAAACTAAAGGGTATTGATCTTTATTAATATTATCAAAAACGTGATTTAATATTGGACAAGGTATTTCTTGAACAGCACCAGCATATCTAAAAAATTGTCCATCTGACATCCAATAAGCAGTGTCGTCTATTACTATTGTACTATTTAATCCTACAGCTCCGCAATCACTACCTAGTTGTCTAAAACCAAATATAAAAGGAGGACCAATAAATGCCATAAAATGAAGTGTAGTATCAGTCCATACAAGTATAGTACCTTTAGCAGGTTTTGCTGATCTAATTTCACTTCCTCCAGCTATTCTTTGAGATCCCGCTGAATTCGTAGTATTAGGTAACCAAGCATTATAATTTTCTTGATCTGACCATCTAATAAACATTTTATCTTGAGTAGAAGTATCTCCTATTGAAGTTTCTGTACCCATACAAATTAAGTGACGAGTATCATTAGATACAACTGATAAAATAGATTTAGTTGGAGCATTAGGTATTACTGAAGCTCTATTATTTGACATACCGTTTGAAGTATTCCATTCATAAGTTGATCCATCATTTTGAGTTAAAATTAAATCTTCACCCCAGTTATTTAAAGACCATTGTCTAGAATTTAAAACAATGTTAGATGAACTTCTAGCTGTACCCCATGTTGAATCACTCCAAGGACCTGCACTCCATCCATAACCAAAAGTTTGAATACTAGGACCAGTAGATATTTGATAACTAGCTGTACAGTTACCACTATTTGTAATACTAGAAGTAGCTGTATCATTAGATTGAATTACATAAGCATCTGAGTTAGTAATTGAAAGTATTTCATATTCAGCATTAATAGAAGTATTAGCTATTCCTCCTACATTTGATAAACTACAATTTGATAATGTTACAAAATCTCCTGCAGAAGCTCCATGATTACTATGACTTATTGTTATATTAGCACTTGAAGCAGAAGTATCAAAACAAGAAGTAATATTATTAGTTTGTCTAATAGGAGTAATATCTTGATTACCTCCTGATAAATAAATATAAACTTTTCTATCTGTACCTAAAGATTGATAACGAGATCCATCTAAACTAAACCATGAAAATAAAGCTCTACCTACTCCAACATAATAATCTTCACTAAATTTAGTCCAACCACCTATTTTTTGAGGTAGTCCTTTTCTAAATCTTACTTTATCACAATCAATCCATCTACCTTCCGCACCAGTTTCGGTGTTTTCAGTATCTAATCCAGGTTGAAATACTAATTGAGTTAATGGCATAGTTTTGAATTATATAACAAAAATTGTAAAAATATAGTGCTATTTTTTAAGTATTATATTCCAGTCTAACTTAGATAACAAATCTTCTAATTTAACTTCTTTCAGCTTATTATTTACCATATGATTTCTTAATTCTTCATTATCGACTAAAATCCAATTTTGATCATCTTCAAATAATATCTTATCTGCTTTACTTTTATAAGTAATTAATTTTCCTTTTTTTTCATTTGGATAATCACTTAAATATCGTATATCAAATTTATAATATTGATTAGATTTTTTTAATAATCCTTCAACTTGATAACTATCATTTTTATGCCATATAACATTTGTAAGGCATTTATTTACAAAATCTATATTCATAGATTTATAAAATAACTAAAGAACTATCATTTTTACCTATATTTCCTTTAGGTAAAATATTCATAGCAAGAGAATACCTAATATCTTTTGTAGTATTTGCACATATTTTATGCATTAAACCCGAAGAAAATACAATAAGGTCTCCGGTGCACACTTCATAATCCCAACCAGTACAATTATATTCATTGTGTTCAATAGTATTAACCGCATAAGAAGTAAGATCATATCTATCTGATGCAAAATTTATTTTAAATTTTCCAGGAGAAAAAGGGTAATATACCGCTGATAACCAAAAATTTTTATGATTATGTAATCTTGAATCACAATTAGGATATGTTTTAGTTACCCATGAGTTAATTATAGTATGCTCAACATCATATTTCCATATTTCTTTAATTGAAATATTTAAACATTTATTAACTTTTTCTTTTATTTTTTCTCCACTTTTTATTTCATCAAGTATTTTTATGCTGCTTGATTTAAGTGCTCTATTTTCACACTCATTATTTAAAAATGTAGTATCATAAGGTACTTGTTCAAATTCTTTTAATATTTCTTCATTATTTAAATTTAAATTTTTAAATATTATAAAACTTGATGTAAATATTGGTTGTACAAATGCTTCTATATTCATTACTATTTATTTTTAACAAAGTTAGGTAAACCTAATAAAGGTCTTTTATCATATAAATTACTATCTTTAAATTTTCCATCTACATAATTATAATGTAAAAAAACTTGAGCACAAATATTACCTTGAAATTCTTCTCTCCAATGTTCTAATTCACAACCAGAATAAACTAACATGTCTCCTGGTGTTAATTCTATTTTAACTCCTTCTAAATAAATAGGCCACATATCTCCACCTAAATTTAATGTTGTTGAAATTTCACAACTTGTTCTATCTTTATGTTTGTGAAGAATACATCCTTTTTCATAAATTCTAGCATAAGAATAAGTAGGTATTAAATTAAGATTAGTTTCTTTTTTCATTATAGGCATTACTTTTATAAGTAATGTTTCCATAACAAAATCTGCATAATGACAATATGCGTTTGAAATTTGTGTATCTTTCCAACTTCCTAAAACAGCTGTTTGACGAACAATATTATTTTCGTACATATATTTAACAGCTTCTCTTTTAAGAAGAAAATAATCAAATACAAATTTAGCAAGTTCTTTAGATATAGCTTTTTTTATAATTTGATATTTATTTTTATTAAAGCTCATTTGAAAGGAGGTCCTGTAACCCAAGAAACTAAAGAATTTCTTTCACCTTTTGTAACAGGTGTAACCTCATGTAAAACGTAAGATGGAAATAAAATTAAAGTCCCTTGTTTTTTATCCATAAGCACTGGTTCATCATTATCATATAAATAAAGTTCTCCGCCTTCATATTCTGACGGATCACTTAATTGAATAGATAAAGATAATTTACGAATAAGAGTTTTAAATCCTCTATCTATATGTTTTCCATATTTTCCACCAGGTGCTTTATAATTAGTAAATTGAAAACCTTCATTTAATCCATATAAATCAAAATCAAAATATCTTTTATTTAAATTTGTAATAATATCTGTGCAGTGTTTAAATACCCAAGCCATATCGTCATTTGGATAAAGCCAAGATATTTCACTATCTCTAATACCATTAGTTTCTTCTCCAGAAGTTTTACCTTTAATTAAACCTCTTTTTTTTCCTATGTCAATAATACTTAAACATTCTTCTTTTGAAAACGCATTATCCCAATAAGCATAAAAACAAGTTTCATCTAATTTAAAAGGCCAAGATGTATTAAAATTAATTTCTTGCATAATCGTAAAAATCACTATTAAAAGATATAATCGTTTTTCTTTTATTAGTAAAGTTTTCAGGTGATCTATGATAAAGATGTCCTGAAAATGTAAGCAAATCTCCTTCCTCTAAGTTTAATTTTTTATAATTTAATATTTCAGTTCCTAAATTTTTAAATGGAAGTTCAACGAAATAAACATTTGTAAAATTAGTTTTTGAATGATTATGCCAGCTATGCAAATTTGATTTTTCGTATTGTTGAAACCAAATATTATCTATAGACCATTTTTTAGAATTTAAGTTAATAGTTATTTTTTCCATATAAGGAGTAATTATTTTATAAAAATAATTTAAATATTCTCTTTTAAAATCTTTAGGTAATGTCCAATCTGTATTAGAGATGCTTTGTTCTTTTTCATTTATAGAAGTTTTAGGTATTTTATCAATTAAAAATAATAAATCTTTATTAATTTCTTTATAGTTATTTACTTTAGTTATTAGTATCATATTAAAAATAATTAAAATTTATAATATATCTTCTTTCCGCATCTGTAGAAGTACATCCTCTATGTTGTGTTTTAGCTGGAAAAATAACTATTTTATTTTCTTCTGCTTGAATAAATTTTATTTCATTATTAATTTTAAATTCTGTACCACCATTACAAGTTGTTAAATATAAAATTGCTGTAGTTGAATCATATTTATAATCTATATGCCAACCACTTTTATTAAAAATTTTATTTAAAATTAAATTAGCTCTTATTTGAATAGGAGCTATAACATTTAATTTTTTTAAAATAGGAATTATATGTGGTCTATATAATTCAGAATATATTTCATAATTATTAAAAAAACCATATGTAAAATATATATTTTTATCAGTATCTGTCATACTGTTTCTAATTCTCCAAGGAAAATCATCATTTAATATAATATCTTTTATTTCTTTAAATTGATCTTGAGGTAAAAATTTTTTTATGATATTCATACTAATTTTTTTATAGTATGATTTATACTATTGATATACCTAATTGAATCTATATAGTTTTTTATGTTGTTGGTATATCATACTCAATCCAAGCTTGAGCAACTTCATCCCATTCATACCATTTATTTCCTGTCAAAGCTGGCATTGGTATAGGAGCTTGCCATTCCCAAGTTGGTCCTGAAATTGTCCATGATTCACATAAATGATTATTTATATCTACAGGTCTTGGTCTATAAAAAACATCGTTGGCTTCATCATAAATATATCCAGGTGCTGCAGTATTTCCTCTAAGAGGTGTTCCACCATTAAGGTGAACTCCATGTCTAGTATTATATGAAGTTTGACGTATTTTTAAATTTTGATTATTAAGTATTTTTTTTAAAAAATCAATTCCTACTTGTTCACTAGTAGCCACATCATTAGATACTACTAATACATTTTCAACTATATTATTTTCATCTATGATTGCAAAATGTGCCATAATTTTTATGCTAGATATGTTCCAGATCCTTTATATATTAAAATTGTATCATCTCCATCAACTACTTCTACAGGACTTCCTGTTGTAACTCCTGAGTAACCAATAGTTGGCATTCTTAAAATAACAACACCTGATCCACCATTTCCAAAACCCCAAGTTCCGCCGCCACCACCGCCTCCGGTGTTAGCCGCTCCATCTCCTCCTTGATTTGAATTACTTGGAGCAGATCCATCTCCTCCACCGCCAAGTCCGCCAGAGCCAATACCTATACCATTATTACTTGCACCAGCTCCTCCGCCAGAAAAATAAACTGAACCACCACTAACTTCTCCAACAGAGTTATTAGTAGCTATTGTAG